CTTTGTTTTTGGGTTCCCTGCTCTCTTGATTCTCAATTTAGTGTCATGACGGTAAAATGTCAAGTAAAGAAATATTAAGAAACATAAAGTTTTGTAAAGTTGGTGAGGGAGTTTTTGAAGAGGAAGGGGATTTTGTAAAAAAAAGGGGGGGATGTTGAGTGAAATTCTGAGGGGCTGGAAACAGATAGCAAACTATCTTGGCGTGTCTGTCAGTTGGATACGCGATCCGAGGCGCAGTAGTGACTTGTTTGATCGCAATATTGCTGCCTGGAGACGGCGTAGATGTGGTGCAAGAATGGCGGTTGCTGACGCTGATAAATTAAAAGAGTGGTACATACTTTATTTAAAAAGTGTGTATTAATAATTCTAGATAGCACTTCTGGATGTATATCTGGATGTATATCTGGACGACGTTTGATTTTTTAGTTTTGCATGTATTATTATGCATTTGCATCCTCATTTTTCTTCATCCCGAACGCACCCGATAGGGACGTGGGTAGGGAGTAAAAATTTAAAGGTGTATTGATATGCCTAAGAATCACAAAAGGAAACCGAAACGTTTTATTACAAATAAAATCAGATCTTTACGTGAAACCACTGGCATCCTGGATGCGTCGCTACTCCAGCAAATCTATCATATCCATCATGCGGCAAATCTAATCCGGCTAAAGGGTTATGCGATTGTCGATCAAGCCTCCAATCCCGAATCCCGCAATGTGCTGGAGACTGAGCTTTGTCGAGCCATGGCTTTAAAAGCTGGGGAAGGTCACTTTATGTATCGGCCCTATCGTGGACCCATCGTAAACGACTGGACCATTGGCTGTTGAAACCCTGCCCCTGGTGTAAATGCATCCCCACCCCTGGCCCATGTGCCGAAGAACTCGTCTCTTGCAAAACAAACGGTTGTGCCATCCAGGGGATTCTAATGCTTCCCGAGGTCTGGAATCTACGGAAATGAGCCGGCATTACAGATCAAGGGATTTCAGGCGAAATGAGGACTTAATTATTGCGAGCATTGATGCTCGCAATAGAATGCCGCAGCAAACCGAATCTCTTAAATCACTTAGGGCTCACGCTCCAGGGTTTCGATTCTTTGAAGTAGCTCGGTTCATACTCAGACGGAACAAGCAGATTTTGAAACTATTCCAAGATTGGCCGATCTCGCAAGGGAGATTTGAATAATAATGGACATGACCCTGCTTGAAAAAGAGATTGCCTTCGATGAAGGCCGGGAGAATCACGGCTATTTCGATACAAATCATATCTGGACCGGTGGCACAGGACATAATATCGAGGCTCATGGGGAAACGGCCCAATATCCCATCGGGAACAAGTCTATCATTATCCCCGATGCTGTGATTGATCTATGGTTCTCAAAAGACGTGCAGATGGCCATTCACGTCTGTAAAACCATATTTCCTACCTTTGATTCCCTTTCCGATAACCGGCAGCGCATTCTCGTAAACATGGCCTTTGATTTGATGTGGGGACTTAAAGACTGGCATCATTTGCAGGCTGCCATTGCGGCTCAAGACTGGCAGGCTGCATCAATGTCGATCATGGACAGCACATTCGCCCATCAAGGGCCGAATAGATGCGCAAGGTTGGCGGCCAGGATGGTGGAAGCATAATGGAAACCATCGAAGCTCGCTGCCTCAAATGCGGATGGTCGGGACCAATCTTGAAGACTGATGAACGAGTAACACCCGGTCGAAAGTCTTGTCCTGAGTGCAAGGAAGCCATTTCATTCTTCGTGCCAGCAGGCATTCGAGCAATGAATATGCCCTCAAGTTTTTTGGCGGTGGGCGCTTGATGGCTGCCGCAGTCCGCGAAGAACTAGTTCTCCATTGCGCCGATCATTCAGGTAACTGTGTCGCAATAGCAACCCTCCAAGAAAATGATCGAGTTTTGTTCCGGAAGATTGATCAGCTGAACATAACGGCAATGGCGCTGTTAATAACTGTGATAATTGATGTTTTGCTCAGGATTTACATACACGTACCACTATCCCTTCCAAAATGAAAGGAACACCATGAAAAAGTATTTTGCAGTTTTGTTTGCGGTCGCATTGGCGTTCAGCATGATTTCAGGTTGTGCCTGGCTGAAGACTGAAACGGCAAAAATCGAAACCGACGTGAAATCGGTTGATTGGGCAGCAGTGGCTAAATGGTTCGATACCGCCATTACCGACATGCAAAAGGGTATGACCATCGCGGCACAGGTAGATCCCATCCTGGCGCAGAATGCCATATTCCAGACCGCTGGTGTTTGTCTTGCCACGGCCAAGGTCGCTGGCGATCAACTCACTACTGATGCTCAAGCATACGCAGCCGGTCAGCTGACCGCTGACGAGATCAAGGCCACCGCCGACACCCTGAACGCGCAGTACAAAATCGCAGCCAATGCGGTGAAACAGGCTACGGCCAAGCCGGTAAGTCCGGCACCGAGCATCGCGCCGGTCCCTACTACATCCGCCCCCGCTGCGGCGACAAAATAAGGTATTCATGGCGGGACCATTGCGACGTTGAAGCGCAGGATCGGGGGGAAGCAACAAACGATCCCGTTTTCAATGATGACTGGATGGGGTGGCTCAAGGCTGAAGTGACGGTTTGGAGATGGTGAATGGAATGGCATTCGATTCGGATTCCTGAGTTGAAGCGCATTTTGGAGGCATGTCAATTACCCCTGACTGAAGTCAGAGGCTTGCAGTTCCAAGAACGGGAGATTTAGCGATTCAACGTGGACTGCGATGGGCAAATTGACAGGGTTGCCCTTGAAACTAAGGTTGATTGCGGCGTTTAAGTCCGCATGGGTGGTAAACCCGCATTTCGTGCAGGAGAATAAGGCTTGAGACTTTCGGTTCTTCTTGGAGACAAAGCCACAGACAGAACAGGTTCGGCTCGTGTTGCGGGGATTAACCGTGATTACAGGCACGCCCTCCCGTTTGGCTTTGTATTCGACAAAAGACCGGAGTTGTCCGAAAGCCCACTTCCCGAATCGTTCTCTTTGCGTTTTGGAAACCGTTTGCCTGCCGTTGAAGCCTTTAAGGTCTTCAATCACAATTGCCCGGCAGGTGTCTTTAGCCAAAGAGATGATTTTCTTGCTGATTATGTGGTTCACGTCTTTCTTGAATCTTGTTTCTCTTCCGGAGAGCTTCTTGAGATGCCGTTTCGAGGATTTAGAACCTCTTTTCTGAAGAGCTTTTTTGATCTCTGTGGTTTTCTCTCGAACCTTATCCACGGTTTCACCGGAGAAAGATTCACCATCCGAGGTAGTGGCGATATTGACTATCCCAAGATCGACACCGAGAAATCCTTTCGGTTCAAAATCAGGTGGTTCGGGAATATCACAGACCTGAAGCAGGTAGAAAACACCTTTGCAAAGCACAAGATCGGCTTCGCCTCGAAGGGAGTTGAGCATTTCAAGTTGTTTTTTGCCGACTTGGAACGAGATGATCTTCCTACCCGCTATTGTCCAGATGGATACAAGTTGCTTGCCGAGTTTCCAAGAGAGAATCCGGCTGTCAAAAGCGACAGAGCCGGTATCCTTGAAAACTCTCTTTGTTTTCTTGTCCGCTTTGTAGGCATCGGAAACCTTTGCCAAAATACGAACGGTCACTTGGGCCGAAAGACCGAAGTCTCTTCGGATTTGCTGATAAAGGGGTTTGTGCAGGTCGTAATGTCGAAAGGTCTGGTTCTCCCAAGCGTAATCCGAAATGACATTAGCGGCTTTGTTTGCAGTCAGAAGCGTGGTTTTAAGAGCTTCAAATTGTTCTTCGGTCGTATTCAGTTTTACTTGGGCAATCAGTTTCAACGCCATATCCTCAAAGATTTGAGATATTTTATACTTCAATCGGCGGCAAGTCAAGCCGCAATTCCTCCCCTGATTAAAATCAGGGGTTTCCTTGCGGAGGTTTTATGATAGATCGATGGCCCAAAGATCATACAATGGTCTACGATGCGATACGGCTTGAAGCGGCGTATCAAGCTCAACTCTATCGGCTGAGCCCTCAATCCATCTATGTTCAAAAAGCCATTGCCACTTCAAAATGTAGATCCTCAGAACTCCATACGGTGTTTCATAAATGCAGGGAAGAGATTCCCCCCTTTCGACCAACCTTGGCGTGGCTATCGAAATTCGCAATCTCTTTTACGCGAATGCCAATTATGTGCAAGGGAGGAGCCCCTAAGAAGATAACACCGGATGAACTGCGGGACATCCTCGACCTTGAGGGGCAGGCGACATTTCAATCCTGGACTGCGGAGGCGTGATAATGCTCCACATAGCCTTCAAGTGGCGCGACATTGACTGGTACTTTTGGGGATTCACGATGATAGGCGTCGCCATTGTCGGCGTAGCGGTGGGGGTGATGTGGTTATGCAGATAACCAGCGACCAGGACAAAGCCTCACATCTGGAGCGTTGAGCTTACATGCCGTGCCTGTGATGCGAAGATGATAGCCGAACCAGATCGAGACATACCGCATACCGATTGCTCGAATTACCATTGTGTGAACTGCGGGGCGACGGTGCGGTTTTTGTGTGGAGGAGAAATGACAGACACTCTCGCCAAGTGGAACCCGCCTTGCTTTACCTGCACGCAATGGTGGCAGGCAGAACGAAACGTGAGTTGTCGCGATTGCTGTGATTTGTTCAAGGCCTATGTGTCTGATATGGCCGAGAAAAATATTGAGGTAGCGAGATGAGCACCGGATACCCGAAACTTGACACCGCTTTATTTGTGGTGGGATATTTACTATTCCTTGTCTCTGAAGCTCTAGGCAAGTCGAAACGCTTTCAAGCAAATGGAATGGTACAATTCTTCTGCCATTTCGTTCAATCCGGCTGGCAGGGCGTGAAGGCGTCTCCAAGCGGAATGATTGAGCGAGGGTTACAACTTGCCGGGCCGATGATCGAAAAGCGAGTAGAGGCGGCCCTTGATACGCCCGTGCCCGAGACTGGTCGCGCTCCCGTATCACCTGGCACATTACAGCGGCTCGCCCAAGCGGTGCAGGAGCAAAACCAATCGGACCCTCCGAGTGCGGACGACCCGAACGGACTAAACCGAATTTAAAAATACAGAAAGGATTTACCATGGCAACAGCACCAATCGAACTGGATGCGGTAAAATCGGAACTGAGTGCAGTAGCAGATTTTGCAATTCAAAATTGGGATGTGACTACCCTTGGCTCTTGCATTACGATCATGAACAACATTTCAGCTTCTCAGGTCGAGATTAATAATGAAGCTGCAGCCGTGGCGGCGTTGCCTCAGCCTCCCGCAGTGGCCCCCGCGACTTCGTAAGCGTCACGAATGAAAAATGCGCCCATGGTCAGCCTACATATGCCAGAGAGCCAAACAGAAACGGAATAAGAATAAGGCGAATGCAACTGCACCATTTCGCTTCAAAAGCATTTCCAAATTCATCGACGCCATTGAGGAATATTTCCAGACCTGCGAACCCATAAGGGACGAGGATGGGAAGGTCAGTCCTGGACCCCATCCTACAATTTCCGCCCTATGCCTTCATTTAACGCTCACCAGGCAGGGATTTTTAAACCAAGCGGGAAGGGGTGTTGATTGGGCAGAAGCGGTTGAATGGGCAAGGCTGCGGGTAGAATCATATACGGAGCAGCACTTGTTCCGGGGCGGCTATACACCAGGCATAGTCATGATCTTGAAAAACCGCTTCGGCTGGTCCGAACAATCAGAGCCAGAACAGGCCATCGACGCGCTGGTTGATCCAGATCCCGACGTATGAGCCGCGCTCCCGGTAGAGTCCAACTCCCCAAACTCCACGAGGAGCAGCGGAGAATCGCAGTATCCTTCCCGGAAAATAAACGGGTCATTCTTCGGTGTGGGCGCCGGTTCGGGAAAACAACGCTTTTTGAGCGCACGGGCGCAAAGCGAGCCTTCAAGGGTCAAAAGGTCGGATGGTTCGGGCCGAACTACAAACTGAACAGCCCGACATATAACCGGCTCTGCCGGATGCTGGCGCCGGTCATTGAACATAAGTCCAAAATCGATCAGCTCATTGAACTTAAAACCGGCGGGTTGATTGAGTTTTGGACCCTCAATGATGAAGACGCCGGCCGATCTCGTTTCTATGATCTGGTGATTCTGGATGAAGCATCCCTTGTCTCTGGTCTCCGTGACATTTGGGAACAATCGATTGCGCCCACGCTTTTAGATAGGCGTGGCGACGCGATCATGGCGGGGACGCCCAAGGGCATTGATTCCGAGAATTACTTTTACAACGCCTGTACCGATAAATCTTTGGGATGGCTGGAATTTCATGCACCAACCGCAAGAAATCCAATGCTGGATGCGGAAGCGGTTGCAAAGCTTATTGATGAATATCCGCCGCTTGTCTACCAGCAGGAGTATTTAGCCGAATTCGTTGACTGGCGTGGGGTTGCTTTTTTCAGTCTCGATTCACTTCTGCGGGACAACCAGCCGGTTGATGTCACATGGCGCGGCGATCAGGTTTTCGCCGTTGTAGATACCGCGAGCAAGACCGACGCACAGCACGATTCAACGGGAGTTGTTTACTACCTCAAGAGTAGGTTCACTGGCGTCCCGCTGGTGATTCTGGATTGGGATGTCACTAAAATAGAAGCTTCGCTTCTTACAAACTGGATTCCAGTAGTCAATGCAAGGCTGGAGGAGTTGGCAACCGAACTCGGGGCCCGGAATGGAAATATCGGGCTATTCATCGAAGACAAGGACAGCGGTATTTTGCTGAATCAGGTCATTCCAAGAACGGGCATTACCAGCCATGCGATTGATTCAAAACTCACGAGCGTCGGCAAAGAAGGCCGGGCAATAGCGGCAAGCCCGCATGTTTGGCGGGGAAAAGTTAAACTCTCAAAGCTGGCCCACGATAAAACGAAGCGGCATAACGAGCAGGTCAAGAACCACTTGATTGATCAGGTCTGCGGCTTCCGCATGGGACAGGAGAAGAAAGAATATAAAGGCAGGCGGGATTTGCTCGATTGTTTTTGTTATGGTGTATGTATAGCATTAGGAGACGTAGAAGGGTTTTAACATAACCAAGTGGTATTCTATAAAGAAAGACAAGGAATGAAAGACTATAACATAACTTTTAAGATAAGAAATAACTACCTCCTCCAGGCCATGAAGTCTAATGGCATTTCGACGGCCGCCGAGTTGTCGCGTTTGGCCGATGTAGACCAATTTATAATCGGTAAGTTTTTGAACCTGCTAGAAATACCGTTTCAAAAATACAGGGGGCGCAACAATGGCAAGATGTTTGTGTCTTCCCGATGGAGGACCCCCGTTCTTAAGATAGCATCCGCTTTGGATTGTCTTCCTGAAGATTTATTTCCTCCT